CTTGAACAAACGCCACGAAAGCATTTGAACTTGTGGTATCTGTGCGCATAGCTACTATGGCGTCATCTGCTGCATCGTTAATCTTTTCACTATGAACAAGTAAACCATTTGTTACAGAGTTTCCTATACCAGTTGTAATTATTTCAAGGTGAGATGCGGGTGAAGTCGTTCCTATACCAACTCGTTTATTACTTCGCCAAGTCATCACATGATCTTGCGTGGAATAGTCATCACTCGCTAGAGCAAGATTCAATTGAGAACGCGAAGTCCCGGCACCTGTTCCATGTTTACCCATTTGGAAAGTACCCCTAACACCATGTTGTCCACTCACACCACCCTCGCGAGCGAGCTGAAGAACATCTTGGAAGTCTGAAGTATTTGTAATTTGAGCTGTATTTGTTACAACCATTGGGGCTCCCAAATGACTTACACCCCCTCTGTTAGCAACTTGATTGTTGATAAACACGGTACCACCGGAAGTGTGTAGAAGACCTTGGGGGGTTGCAGTGCCCACACCCACATTCGAATTTTCGAGAATAGTCATTTTGGGGTTACCCATGGTGTCGGTGGTACTCGCATAAAAGTTTAGACCTTTACCGGTTCCAACACGATTTTGAATCTTTGTTTGAGTATTTGTGGTATCAGTTGAAACTTTTAGATAATTAGTATCATTACCGAAAATGGCTGTATTACTTTCGTTAAGTTTAAGGTTACCACCTATAGTCAGCATTTCACTGGGTAAAGTGTTAGAAATGCCAACGTAACCATTAGATGCTACACGCATTCGCTCAGTATTTTTGGTTTTAAACAGAACTGTTTGGAATTCGGCGGATGTTTTAGCACCCTTGATTTCTATAGCACTTGTATTAGATCCAAGGGTTCCATCGGAATTCTGTGGACCACAACGAAGACTTAAAGTATTCGACGTAGAATCTTCACCTTGGATGTCACCATGAATAATTACATTCGCAGCGGATGAAATCCCAGATTCACCCTCAACCTCAATGAAATCCTGTACACGAATGGACTCGGTAATAAGACGACCAGTAGCGGTGTTACCAATTACAGTAATAACATTCGCAGCGTCTGCGTTTATAAAAACCTTGTCTGCGATAGACAATAAGTGTTGTGAATTTACATTTCCTATACCTGAAGGATCTGAACCAGTCGTCTGGATACCATGGGCTTGAATTTTGGATGCAACTACCATCGGTATAGCTGCATCAGCGTCTAGGGTAATCAAGCTACCAACTGTGAGTCCACTATCACCAATTCGTAAACCCTCGAAAAAACCAAAGCCATTCGCGTGTAAAACGTTGTCATTTAGAGTTGCTGTATCATCTATATACAGGTTAGAACCCACTGAAAGAGAATGAGCTGGTGAAGTATTTGCGATACCCACATTATTTTGAGTATATATGTCACCGTATACATGAAGATTTACAGTGTTAGCTGAATCAAGAATGTCATGGAAGGTTGCGGTTGTGGGGCCACCAAACGTCCGCGAAAGTCGCATTTTGTCACCATCGTGAGTATATCCCAAAAATACATTAGATTTTTCATCTGCATCTTTCATAAGTAAAGCCATATCATACGTTCCATTGTTACCAAATGCCATCTGTATAACGGCATTTGATACGACAAGATTGTTGATACTCGTATAATCGGGAATCTCTGTAATCGCCAAGTTACCGGTGATATCAACATCACCAAATACTCTCAAGAAACCATCTCTGACGACAACATTACCCTTTTCAAAAACAGCTACGTTAGACCCATCACTCGCACCATTGCTACCAACTAAAAGGTGTGTACCTACAGTTGCGTTAGTGGAGAAAGTATTACCAGTGATCTTCAAAACGTTTGAGGCATTTGAATCGACTAGAAACTTATCATTTTCAGTCTTAAGTATATTGGTCGCGAGTACATTAGTAGAAATAACGTTACCCTGTATAGCAACCAAGTGTTCTAAATTTTCATTAATAATAACACGATCCTCACCAATTTGAAAAGGGTTTACAGGATTGTTTGTGCCTATACCAACTTGTGTTGCCGTAAAACGAAACACATTGGTAAGACCTGTGAACTCTGTACTTTCTACATTCGCAGTAACCTTATTGGTAATAGTAAGATTGGCAACTTCAATCTGATCTGCTGTAATTTCACCAGCATCAATACTGGCGAGACCACTTAGAACGTCGGTCTCTCGTGGTGCAGCGTCTAGACTCGTGACGAAAATCTGATCGAAACGTACTGTTCTGCCCATCTATACATTAGTTACCGAATAAAATTCCAGCGAGTCCATTACGAATTCTTAACACATTGTAGTTTACTGCGTACACGAAAAGTTCTTGTCCCTCTGGTCTAAGGACTCCCTTTTCTACACCATTAAGAGACAGTACAGCATTATCTATGCGACTAAAGTTTAGAGTTCCTGAGGGGTTATATTCAGAAGCATTTAGGCAAAAGTGGTACGCGAAATATCTAGTGTTGAAAAGTACTTCAGTTTCTGGAATAAAGTCTGAATGACCATAAGAAGATTTGTAATAATTTTGAACCGTGTGAAAGTAGACTGGGGTCATCTTTTCAAATAGATGTGTACCATTGATTTGTAAATCGGCTTCAAGAAATGTAAATCGGTCATCCGCAAAATTTTCATTAGAAGCGTTGAATCCCCAAAATAGTGATTTCACTGGGTGATTAAAGTTGGAAAGATCAATACGGTTGTGACCACCCACATCAGTGTTGTTATTCGTAACAGTGAGTAATTCGGTTTTAAATCCCTGGACTTGGGTTACTATAAAATCCATTTGCCTCTTGGTGAAAGTTTCTCTTTCATCTTTGTCTAGATATATATAATTTCCGTAGACTTTAGCACTTTTTTCAGATGCATCTAAACCAGCTATATTTGTTTCATCGAAGTCTATCTTTATCTCGACTTGATGATGTTGGAGGGCTATGAGAGGTAAAAACGCTTTGTGATCACAGAAAAAAAAGTGGAGAGGGAGGAAAGTGTGACACGATGTAGATGTTTTGTTGTTTAATTCCTGTCCCTTTGTGTATGTATCAGCCAGATAATTCGTCCATATATCAGAGAAATAGTCATAGTGTTGGGAATCTATTTTTTGTCCACCAATAAAAAGAGAAATTGTAGAGTTGTAGAAAAGATTTGAAGCTATATTCGCATTTCTACTGGCCGACTCTAACCAAATACCGTTTATGATATCACCAAGAACGGGTATCGTAATTGACGTATCTGTGGTAGTGACAGTCTTAATGTATTTGGGAGCTTGAGAAAAATTCGTATGACGTGTAAACTTCGTACGAAAAAAAGAATGTCCTTCGTCACTTATGATGTAGGCATCCTGCACTCCCTTAGAAACGAGTTGTATTAATGCACCCGACATTTATTAATTAGTCAGATTATAAAAACAGACACTTTCCCTGAGTAAACTCACTCTTGGGCTCCTCCGAATGCTTGCCACGTATATTGAACCCACCTTGTCTATACACCTTGAGTCTCTTGTAATACATTGCTGTAAAGATAGACCAAGGATCATGGACATCGTAGATGTGTGGATCGTTCTTTTTACCCTTCGTTTCTCTCATAATACGCCCAATACTTTGGGTAATATCGGATTTGGGTGAAGCTAAAATAACTGTGTCTAGGGTGGGGATATCTAAGCCTTCGTGCGCTTGACTGAACGTTGCGAAAATGATCTTCTTCTTTGAAGATTCTTGGAGTTGCGCCTCCTTCATACCACCCATGTACAATCCAGATGTTTTGGGAAAGCATTGATGAAGGAACTCACAATGAAAACGTCTATCACTCAAAACAAGTAACTGTCTCGTACCTGCTGATGCCTTTTTAACGAGTTCTACAAGCATTTGGTTACGTCGGCGATCTTCCACAAGTTCTGTGATCATGTTCGGCATTGAGATTTTACCGTTTCTCATAGATGGGGGTGGATTCTTATAGTTTGGGGAATCATATACAACTGGGAAAACCTCAACTTGTTCCTGATTTTTGCGTTCTACTGCGAAGAAAGTGGGACCCATAAACCAATGTAAAACTTTAGTGAGTCCATCTTTCCT